ATTTTTAGGTGGTGGTAGTATGGCAATCGAGATGACAAAACGTTATCCTGATTTACCTATCTGGGTCAATGATCTATACAAACCATTATATCTTTTTTGGTTAGCGTTAAGAGACGATGGCGACTATCTCTATGATCAACTCATACAATTAAAACAGAGACATCCAGATCAAGGGTCTGCCAAACAATTATTTTTAGATGCAAAGGAAAAAGTAAACGATGATGATCTTTCATATAAAGATAAAGCGGTTGCTTTTTATATTATCAATAAGTGTTCTTTCTCTGGTCTCACTGAAAGTTCGTCCTTCTCACCACAAGCAAGTGATTCCAACTTCTCCATACGTGGTATCAACAATCTCAAAGACTATTCTAAGTTGATAAAGAACTGGAAGATTACTAATTTAGATTATGCTGATCTTGTAGAGGATTGTCTAGGACATGGTGAAATCAAGTGTGATGATAATACATTCATCTATGTTGACCCACCATACAATGTAAAAGATAATCTATATGGTCACAAAGGCGAAATGCATAAAGGTTTTGATCATGATAGATTTGCTGATATCATGGATGACACAATGGGTAATGTCATGGTATCATATAATAACCACCCAGATATCATTCAAAGATTTCTAGAGTGGCATCAGTATGACTTTGCTCATACTTATACAATGAGATCTACAGGTACATACATGCTAGATCAAACAAAACGTCGTGAATTAATTTGTCTTAATTATGGAAAGTATAGGAGTCAGAGTGTTGCCTAGTGGATATTGTCAACTCTACAATACACGTAGAGGTGGACTATCTACATTCGCACCAGAATCACAATCAGCAATCATCATGGGTGAAGAAGTCCATGTTCAAACTAAGTCTGGAAGGACACAGATATATCGTGTCAACAATTCTAAGACAGGTGTTGTAGGTCCTATTAGAACATTCTAATGAAGTATGAACTAAAGGACTGGTTAAACTCTATCAACCTCACTAAAGAGAACTTGATAGCAGATGACCCAGACATGATATCATCATATCCACCATACATAATCAACAGGTGTTTGTCTGGACATCTGGACACTGTACTATTTGCAAATGAAATGAATAAGTATAGTAACCTTGATAAGGATTTACAGTATGCCTTCTTGCTATATACTTTGAGGAAAAGAAAAAGATTTTCCCCTTGGTTGAAGAAAGAACAAGTCAATGACTTGGATCTGGTCAAAAAACACTATGGATATAGTAACGAGAAAGCAAAGGTCGCATTAACTCTTCTCACCAAAACCCAAATTGAACACATTCGTAACAAACATGACATGGGAGGAAAAAGATGACTGCGATCACAGACGAAGTTAAGTGGACTTCGGACAGTATGATAGAGGTTGGTCTAAGAGAACCAGATGACTTTCTCAAGGTAAGAGAAACACTGACAAGAATTGGAGTAGCATCCAGAAAGGAAAAGAAATTATATCAATCATGTCATATCCTGCATAAGCAAGGTAAGTATTACATCGTTCATTTTAAGGAACTGTTTGCACTTGATGGAAAGAAAGCAAACTTAAGTCTTAATGATGTGCAACGTAGGAATCGTATTGTGCAGTTACTAGGTGACTGGGGTTTGGTATCAATCAATAGTAAAGAGAGTATTGCTGACGTAGCACCTCTAAGTCAAATCAAAGTTCTTGCCTATAAAGAAAAAGGTGATTGGACTTTGGAAAGTAAATACAACATAGGAAAGAAGAAGGAGGAATAACCGAACCTCCTTTTTTATGTCTGCTGTTATAATTAATAGTGTCGCCTTCGGGGACAACAATTAACACTCGCTATAATAGGAGAACTACTATGGAAATTCAAAGGTATACTGCTGCCGACTTACCAACACTGTTTGATAAGATAACAAAGAACAGCATAGGGATGGATAGTTATTTCGATTCATTCTGGAATACAACCCAGACTAACTACCCACCATATAATTTAATACATGTAAGTAATGAAGAATCAAGACTGGAAATCGCAATCGCTGGCTTCAAAAAAGATGACGTCAAAGTCTATACGGAGTTTGGAAAGATATATGTCGAAACAATCAAAAAAGAACAAGAAGATGATGGAACATTTGTCCATCAAGGATTGGCAAGACGTAGCTTTAAACGTGCATGGACGCTCTCCGACGATACAGAGGTTAGATCCGTCAGCTTTGACGATGGACTCCTTACCGTTGTTTTGGGAAAGGTAGTTCCAGACCATCATAAAAGAGTAGATTACATCTAACTACATAGGGGGTATTGACATTTGTTGATACCTCCTTTATAATATAAACAAAAGTATTTTTTAACATGGCAAAGGGTAAGAAAGAACCTATTAATATTACACCACCTATTCCTCCACAGGTTCTCGTAAAGTCTGAGAGAGTAAAGGTTGTTGTTATGTTCAATGGTGACAATGTTATTTGCGATCTACAAGAAGCAGTTGATAAAGAATCTGGTGCAAGACAGGCATATATCATGAACTTCCCATACAAAGTTGAGTATGATCAACCTAAACTTGATACTACTGGCATAGTTACTGATCCAGAAGTAAAAGTTCACTATCAACCATGGTGTCCACTATCTCCAGAGACAAAGATAGCATTGAATCATAATATGGTTGTCACTATATTAGAACCAGTTCCTAGTCTTAGAGATACATACATCAGCAATGTACAAAAGATGGGTGGCAACGTAGAATGAGTATAAAGATTTTATTATTAAAGTCTAACGAAGAGATCATTACAGAAGTTCAAGAGATAGCAAATCCTGAGAGCAAACAGGCAATAGGATATCACTTACACAAACCCTTTCGTTTAGAGATTGTCTCTGACGAAGGGGAACTTGTTTTCAATAGAGAAAAAGGTTATCAACTATCATGGTTTCCATGGGCACCTCTGAGTAAGGACAAAGATTTTTTTCTACCTTCTGAGCATGTGATTACAGCATATGATCCACTGGATAGTATTGCAGATCAATATATTCAAGCGATTAAAGAAGAGAACTATGAAAAGAACTTCAAGGCACATGAAGATGTCATTGCGGGAGTTACTGATGAGGATTTAGATATGGAACAGATCTTTAAAGATGCAGAAGCAGTACTAGAAGATGAGGACTCTTAAATTATATGATACAGATGATAATTTAATTCTTTCATATAAAACAGATCATAAATTTCATGGCAGTCAACTCATTGAGATTGAAGGACCTGTTCTTCTAGGAAAACTTCTAGTAGACTATCCTGCATATATCAATGGTGAGTTTGGTATCATAACATTTGACCAACCAATTGAGACACCATTATATACTACAGATTTTATTCCTCAACCCTTCCCAATATTTGTAGGTGGGACACAGATATTTGAACATCTCATGTTCAACGGTCCTAGTTACTTTAACATAAGGGTTGACGAATATCGACCTTGGATGTATATTGGTAATCTAATTACTAAAAAATTTATTCCAGAACTACAATCTATTTCTCCTGTATACAAATACAAGAAACAAGATAATAATATCTGGAACGGAAAAGACTTACAAAAACTAGAAACATTATGCAAATCGCTTTGATAATTCTTAAGAGTGGTATTGAACTTATCACCATGGCAGAACAAATGGATGAAGAACCTAGTTGCCACATGCAAGATCCATACCTTATTAAACAGGACGGAACACTAGAACCATGGCCACGTTACACAGTTGACACAGACATCTTGCTTTATTCTGAAACTATTGCTACAATAGTCACACCAACAGCAGAACTAAAGAAGAAATATGAGTTGGTTACTAAATGAGTTTTTACACTAACTGTCAACTAGTTGGGGATAACTTGCTTTACCTTGGATACGAAGACGGACAACGTATTCAACGTAAGTTTAAGTTCTCTCCAACTCTTTTTGTCGTCACTAAAAAAGAAACTAATCACAGAACACTTGATGGTAGATATGCAAAACCAGTAAGGTTTGAGTCTGTAAGAGAAGCACGTCAGTTTGTAGAAAAATACAAAGAGGTTCCTAACTTTGAAGTGCATGGGTATGACAGATATTTGTATCAGTTTATATCTAAAGAATTTCCTGATGAAGTTGATTATGATTTCAAGAAACTGAATATCATGTCACTCGATATTGAGGTGGCATGTGAAAATGGATTTCCTAATGTTCGAGAGTGTGCTGAGGAAATGCTTAGTATTACTGTGCAAGATTATGCCACAAGAAAGATAAAAGTATTTGGCACTAGACCATATAAGAATACACGTGACGATGTAGAATTTATTTTATGTGATGGAGAAGTTCATTTACTCCGTTGTTTCCTAGACTATTGGATACAAAACTTTCCTGACATTCTTACAGGTTGGAATGTAGATGGATATGACGTACCATATATTTGTGGTCGCCTTGAGAGATTGTTTGGTAGTAAAGAAATGAAACTCATGTCACCATGGGGTATCGTTAAGAGAGAAGATATAGAAGTAAAAGGACGTGAGCAAATATTCTACAGAATGTTGGGTATCAATGTTATTGATTACCTTGATCTATACAAGAAATTTACATACACAAACCAAGAATCTTATCGTCTAGATCACATTGCAAATGTAGAACTAGGTCAGAGAAAAGTTGCCCATGATGAGTTTGAAAACTTCAAAGATTTCTATACAAAAGATTGGCAGAAGTTTA